GCCATCGCAAATGATCAACTTGCAGGTGCTAGATAGCGTCTCGCCGCTGATGTGATGCAGTGTTGTGACCAGTGAATCCTCAAGGAACGTTTGAGTGATCGCCAAGCCATTTGCGTGCAGTGCAGGCGTCACAGTAGAAAGCACATTTGCTAGATCAGCAAACTTGCCGTAGTTGGCGCGTGCATTCTTTTCAATTTTGTCCACGGCTTTATGAAAGCCGATCAGTGCTTTTGTCAGTTCAGACATCAGAAATCATCAGGCGAAAGTTCAATGTTTGTGGCGTAGCTTGGCAGTGACAGTGTTGAGATGTCGTTGCTGTAGCCAGGCCACTGATTGCGTTCTTTGCAAGTCTTGATGCGGTTCATGTCACGTTGCCGTAACTCCTCACCAATACCGCAAGCTTCATTGTCGAGTTCATAAACACCCACGTTGAATGGGTATTCTTTTTCGACAGCAACAAAAACGAATCGTGCTGCTTTGGTGCCCTGCAGATAGTGCATCTGCTGGACGTGATACCTCCACTTAGCAACGCTTGAAGCAAAGCCGCGTGGGCTTGCATCTTGCGTTGTTTTGAGGTCAATCACAATATCACCGTTCCACCAGTCAGGGCGACATTTGCAACGTAAATCAAACTGTTCATCATCCCACCAAACTGATTGCTCAGCTTTGCCTTCTGATAACAACCAGGCGGCTTCAGGATGATTGCGAACAGAATCGCACATTGCCAACGCTTGATCCCACTGAGCCTGCGTTACAGGTTCAATGCCTTGGTCGATCAACTTGTTGTAAGTTGTGGAGCCTTTGCGAGTGGCGCAGACTGCATAACGTCGATCAAGATCGTCAGGTTCAAGAACAGCAGTGTGCACAAAAGTACCAAGCCGCATAGCAGCAGTAGGTTCGGACGGAGGCCGTTCAGGATCCAGATACTTTTTGAAGTAGTTGTGTGGGTTGTGGGAGATTGCGTGGAGGTGTGATGCTGAAATTGCTGGGTCGGCATGATACTCAGCATTAGAGATCATTGAGTGTATGCCAGTGCTAGCGAAGGGTAACACGGTCATTTTGACCCTGCAAGAGCTTCGCACGCCTTGACTACACCAGCTTCGCAGTCTCTTTTGGTTAGATCATCCAATGTTTGCGTAAGCGAATAGAAAAACGCCCATCCAAACAATGTGATGAAGATGACAACCAATGAAGCATGTTTCATTGTTAGAATTCGTGGGAACTTTGCCAAAAGGCAGAGGACAAGTCACCTGCAGCGGACCAGGTGCGAGGAGTGCAGATGCGTGAGTCGGCTCTAGTCCGCAACTATTGAAACGGTGCGTGATAAACGACTGTCTCTGCGCCATTTGATGTTTTCAAGCGGCACAGGTTTTTCGCGTGTTTGACGGGTGTAAAAACGATGCTGGCAATCAAGGCATTCACGCAAACGAATCAGGTCATAAGTGCGGCGCTCGTTTAGGTTGCTTTTCACCTTTGTAGGACCGAAGCATTCGGGACAGGTTGGAATTGAAAAGCTCGCTGGCATTACTGCACTTCTGTTTCGACGGTGTAGGTAAAGCCAGCTTTGACAGCCATGCCGATCAATGATTCGCGTTCTTCCTCGTCAGTAGCCCATTCAGTCCACTGCAAACGATCATCAAGGAAGGCTTCAATGTAGTAGACCGTTTGTGGATCTGTTTCTTTAAGCTGTTGGCCGCGATCAAGCATGTCTTGCATGAACTCGTAGTGATCAAGGGTGATGGTGTGAAAATCCATTAGAAGCGACGTAAAACTTTGTTTTCAGAGAGTTTGCGTTCAAGCTTTTGAACCACGTCCCAATAACTGTTTTTTTCTGGCTCGATCTTGAATCCGTATTTTTTGTCAAGCTTGTTTGACTCTTGACGAATGAGTGCGTAAAGGATGTCAAGTTCTGCGCCGGAAAAATTCATAATCAAAAACGTGGGAGCTTTGGCTCTGGCTTGTTCCAGTTTGGGGCTTTTGGGGGAAGTTGTTCACCCGGAAGAACCGGGCGTTGCTTGCGGATGATGGTGACGTTCATGGGGTGTTGGATGAACTGATCTAAAGATATACGCGCTTACCCCTACTGTGTACCCATTATGTGCAGGTTCAACGATTGGCATGCAGTTGGATTTCAAGGCCAACCACAATCCCTACCAAAAGCACCAACGTCAACCCACTGCACAGATACAAAGTCATCGGAATCAATCTGATCTCTGTAACAGTCTGAGCGTCATTGCTTGATTCGCACTCTATACATTGGTAACAACAGCTACTTAAACCATGAACGTGCTTTCACTCCTCCAGCGCAAAGAGCAAAAGCAGCAACTGCTCAAGGTCGCACAAAAGCAATCGCTGCAGCCCTCGCAACTCTGCTATCGCGGCGTTTGCTACTCAACAGTCAAGGTGAAGGCCTGAACGGAATCACCGTAATCAACGCACCAGGCGGTTCACTGCCAACGCAGTACCGCTTTTCTGCATTCAGACTCACAACAAGACTGTCATCAGCAAATACGCCACCATCGGTCAGTGCATCGAGCGTTGACCGACAGCATTTATCAATGTCATTCCTTTTCACGACACAGTGCTTCGGTGCTGCTGCCTTTAGTTGCCCATTTGTCGTGAAGTGAGACTTTGGCCTCTTAAAACGAAACACAATTGACACTGCGCAGGCGGTTTCAATCAGCTCTGCGTTTTGATCTTTCATCTGCTGTTGTGCTGATGCTGCAACAGCTTGCCTCCATGGCTTGCATCGCTTGGATGCTTCGATTAATCTTCCGCCACCCACATGGCGCTTGCTTCCTTGTGGTGCTGGTTCAATATCGCTTACCGCGATATGCATCACTGTCATCCTTCATTCATTTCTTTGCACAGCATGACGGCAAATCTCAGCCTTCCACAGTCAAGCGGTTCAAATTTCGCATTTCAAACAGGAACAATCATCAGCCTTTGCCCTGGCAAGAACTTTTTCTACACACACGTCGCCGGGCAACTTTGCATGACATGGCTTGATGACGACAAGACCTTGAAAAAGGACATGCTGCGTTGCGGTGACAACGTATCTCTGATGGGCGTCATTGAAACCACCGATGGTGGTAGAGCACCGATTAAAGGCAACTGCGTTCCGCTTCCATTGCAGATCGATGCACTGAAGCGTTCGATTGAATATCGGATTGCGAAGCAAGAAACAGTTGAGACAGTTGAGATCAAAGAGCAGCAAATTCCTGTTCAACAATCTGTAGAACGTGCAGACATTGGCAGGAAACCTCGCGTCACGATCACCGAAGATTTCTTGGCTGATTATGTCGCTGAATGGGCTGCAGCGAAAAACTACACCACGGCTAATGCTGCAAGTAAAGCAGTGATGGACATCATCCGTGCGGCAATGCGTGCAGGATTGAAGCCGGAATGAATGAAGCACAACGCAAGCAGCTTTTGGCTGCACTAATCAAGGACCGTGATCAAACACGCGAAGCCCTTGAATTTATTAAGCAGCAAAAGCAACACGAAGAAACTATGTACTGGGAAACCGGCATGGCTCGCGAGACAACACGCTTTGATGATTCACAACTCAGGCGTCATGCTGATGCGCTTTTTATGCAGCATGAACAAACCCTGAAGGCGTATTTCCAATCTGTGGAATCGCCGTAGAATCAACGGCACGCATGAAAAAAGCCACCGTTGGCGCGGTGGCTTGCGTGTCCATAAGGACAACACCCCTAACAACCGGAGGTTAGCACATGACCAAGGCGTTTAAATCAACGCGTTTTGCATCCATTCCATACGAGCTGATGGATGTGATGACAGAACGCGGTGGCAAGCAAATCGTTTGCGTTTATCTATGGCTGCATCGCTTCGGCTGGTGCAGTGATCAAGGATGCTGGGCATCGCTTGCAACCATTTCTGGATCAACTGGCATCAGGGTCAAGGACGTTCGGGAAGCACTGCACTACTTGATCGCTGAAGGCTGGGTGGTGCAAACGCCAAGACCAGGCAGGACAAACGTTTTCTTTGTTCGGATGCACCGTGAACAAGGAACCCAGGACGTTTTAGCCCCTGGGCTAAAAAGCCCTACCACCCCTGTACCAAAAAGCCCTACCACCCCTACCCCAAAAGGCCCTACGAATAAAAACCCAGTTAATAAGAACCCAGTATCCATAACCCAAAAGGGCGCAAGCGCCGAAAACGGGAACAAAGATCCAAACAGGCTCAAAAAACTGCCAGCGTCGTCTGTGCCAGGTGACTTAACGGGCTGCGGTGACTTGCTTATCGAGTTCTGGTCTGTGAAAAAGGGTGTGCGTTCGACATCAGTGCTGAATCGCATCTGCAAGAAGCTGCGCCAATGGTCCTTGCAAGACCGCAGAACGGCTCTAGAGGCAGCGATCACCTCTGGTTGGGGTGATGTGTTCCCACCGAAAAAACAAGCCCCTTGCAGCGGCTCTCAGAGCACCGTTGATTGGGATGCTCTTGACAACGTGTCCTTTTTCCAGCAATAGCCATGCGTGCTCAAATTTTTCAAACCAGCCTTCGCGCACTTTCTGCTCTCTTGCCCTACGGCAAAAAATTGACTGATGAAGAGGTTCAGTTCATCTGGATGCTTTTACCTCAAGTCGTCAAAGACACGGTGACTGATGACATGTGGGGGTATGCCTGCACGCAACGTCGTCTTGACCCAAATCCAAACAAAGAATTAAGCCTTGACCTACAAATCCTTTCTTACATCTATCGTCGCCGCGATGGTCTTCCTGCTTTTGATTGGGGCTTGAAACAAGACCTTCCGCAACGGATGGTTTTGTCCAGTCAATTCCATCAAGACACGGCATCATTGCCATCGACTTCAGACCATCAACTGCCACCAGTTTCCAATCCCATCCTTCAGTCATTCAATGAAGCAAGCATTCAATCCTGAGGCCGTCTGTCAAATTCTTCGCGACGGCATCGATAAAGGCTATTGGACTATTGAGACTCTTGATAATCCATCACCTGGTTTCAAAATGAACCTCGCCGTTCGTCATCAGGAATTCCCCACGGGTTATCACGGCGTTCGTCACAAAAACTTGCTGCGCGATTCATGAAATCTGACACATTCAAATCCAATGGTCTTTACATCGAACGACGCGAAACACGCGAAGGCCCCTCGCCCTACTTTGTCGTTTGCTACAGAAACACTGCACGCATTGCTTCAGACGTCAAAGCCGTTAAGCGCGTTCTTAAGCTCGGCAGAGGCACAGAAACACTGCAACAACTCAATGATTGGCTGGAAACTTTTAGCCCGAAAACTCTGGCCGTCGAAATTCAACAGCAGCAATCAACGGAGCACGTTGCAGATGCTGCTTAACAACATGTTCGACGTCTCTGAACGTCAAGAGCCAGTCGTTGATATGCTTGCTGATCTGCTTGACGAAGCTAAAGCAACGGCTGCTGCAATTTCTGACAATGCAATCGAAGAACAACGTCCAATCCCTTTGGACTTGCTACGATCCTTCAACAATGACCTTGAACGCATCAAGGCTCACTTACTAACTGCCGTAGATGTCCCTGAGAAGATTCACCCTTCGTCTTGATGAAAAAGACATTGAAATCATCGACAAACTTGCCAACGAACAAAACACCACCCGCGCTGACATCATCCGTAATTCACTTCAGCAAAAAGCAATCACTACTGATTCTTTGCACAAAGTGACAACTGCCATTCGTAAACGCTTTCATGGCATCTTCACTGCACAACAAGCAGAACAAGCCGCAGCAATCGCAATCTTCACCATCGCCTCAGATCAGCAAGAAAAAGCTGCGTAGCATCCTCAACACCTACGACGACCTCTATACGTCGTTGTACTTTGACCGCACAAACCCTCAGCCGCAAAATGACTGATCCCATTCGTGATTTATTTGATGCCTCTATTCAAGATCGCATCGCTAACAATCGTGAACGCCCGATTTGGTTGTCACCTGAACTCTTTTATGAATTGCAGGAAGTTGGAATGATTCGCTTTGAAGATTCAGGCGCGTTCTACTTAGGCCATTCGCTGCGAGTCATTCCTGAAATGAGCCAAGATTACAAATTCGCCAACGCCTAAAAAAAATGAGCAGCAGCTACTTTCATGATTGGATCAGTGACATTGCTCCGCAAGCAATGCAACCCGTGCTACCCGAAGCGCAGGACACCGAAGCAATGATGGATCGTGTCATCCTTCTAGAACTTCTCTATCACCTAGACAAACGTCACGATCAACGGCACCCGCAGCACAACACTTACACCGGCCTCTGGCAAAAATTTCAAGACAATGGCAACCATCTCTGAAAAGTACATCGGCGACCGCGAAATCCACACTTCACCACGCGGCGCTAAATACATCATCGCCGACGATGGCCGCAAGCTCTACATCAGCAAAACAGACAAAACCTACCGTCGTAGCTTCAAACCACGGCCTGGTGCATTCGCTCGTTTCCTTGATGCACAAAACTCTGTATAGTCAAAACAATAATTAAAGCTGCATGGCCCGAAAAGGCATAAAAGCAGAAACTAATTTGCGAGTCGCTGAATGCGTTCGCATTCTTGCTAATGGTGGCAAGCGTTCAGATTGTCTTCTATACGCTTCAGAACACTGGGGTGTAAGTGATCGTTCTGTCGATTCCTACATAAAGCTTGCACGCGAACAAATGAAAGCAGACTGGGATTTAGAACGCCCTCAGATGGTTGCCGACTTGCTGTCGCAATGTTCAACCTTGCAGATGGAAGCACGGCAAAAAGGACATCTCAGCGTTGCCTTGGGCGCCATCAACACCGCAGCCAAACTCGCACAACTCGTTTCATGACTGAAGAATTTTGGTATGAACCGACTGAAGATGACATGTACCGCGTGTGCATGAAGATCGATGGTGTGACGGCATGTTGCACAGTGTCGTCGATGCACCTGATTGATGAGAAGCGATCGCAACTGCGCGGTGCGTGTATGCGTCAGTCTTATCAAGCCTTCGATGTCGATTCTTGATACTGCGCCGATTGGGCATGTCCTTGGTGATGCAACATCGCTAGATGCAGACGAGCTGTTAAATCGCATCAAGTCTGATCTTCACCCAGGCCAGCTTGACTTTGTATCAGATCAAGACTCGCAGATCTTGGCAATATCGGCCGGTTACGGTGCCGGGAAAACCAGAGCGTTGTGCGCCAAAACCCTTGCGCTAGCCATTGCCAATCAGGGTTTCATCGGTTGCGTCATGGAACCAACTGGCCCGTTGATTCGTGACATCTGGCTGAATGACTTCGACGACTTCCTAGAGCAATACGAGATACCGCATACTTTTAGGGCATCACCATTGCCGGAATACGTTTTGCACTTGCCCGGTGGTGATACAAAGATCTTGTGCCGCAGCTTTGAAAACTACCAGCGCATCATCGGCCTGAACCTTGCATTCTGCTGTGCTGATGAGGTGGACGTTGTAAACACCGCGATCACATCAAGAGCTTTCCCCAAGATTCTTGGTCGCTTGAGATCCGGCAATATTAGACAGTTTGCGGCAGCATCCACGCCAGAAGGCTTTAAGTGGTTGTATAACGAGTTTGGGGCTCCGGATGCGCTCAAACGTCCAGACCGAAAGCTCATCAAGATGAAGACAGTAGATAATCCACATCTGCCGCCTGACTTCATTGAACGCTTAAAAGCTAACTACGACCCGAGCTTGCTCAAAGCGTATCTTGACGGTGAGTTCGTAAACCTGAACACAGGACAGGTTTATGACAGATTTGATCGCGAGAAGCATGTCATCAAATCATTTGATGCTGGCAATGAACCTTTGCATGTTGGCGTTGATTTCAACATCGGAAACATGAGTGCGGTGATCGCAGTACGCACACCAGATAAGCTCATAGTTATCGATGAAATTAGTGGTGGTCATGACACGGATTTCATCGGGCAAGAAATTAAAAGACGCTATCCCCACCGTCAGTTATATGCCTACCCTGACGCATCTGGCGGAAATCGAAGCACGAACGCCAGCAGAACCGACATCGAAATTTTGCAAAGCTACGGATTCAGCAATCAATCAGAAAGATCAAATCCTCCCGTGCGCGATAGGGTGGCTGCTGTTCAAGCTGCTTTGGAAAACGGGAAAGGACAAGTAAGGGTGCAGATCACGGAGAACTGCAAGCGCACGATCGAATGCCTAGAACTGCAAAGCTACACGGAGAAAGGTGAGCCTGATAAAGATGCAGGGTACGATCACATGAACGATGCCATCGGTTACATGATCTGGCGTTTGTTTAATCCACTACATGCAAGAGCAGGTCGCGGAACTGGCATCAGAATCTACTAGACAAAGCGTTAAACAGAAGGTAACTTTGGGTCTGTTCACCTTTGTTCATTGAACATGCTTGAAGGCGCAGACTTGATTGCTAAGACTAAAGCAATGGCTGATGCTTCCCGTTCTGATCTTGTTCGGGAATGTGGCTACGTCACGATTAAAGAAGACGGCACCGAACGGCTCAACTTCGTCACCTTTTACGAAGCACTGCTAAAGGCAAAAGGCGTTGACCTGAAGCCTAAAAAGCGCATGGGCCGCAAGCTCACGCACAAAACCAAGGTGCAATCTGATGGCAAAGTGATCGTGGGTAGTGCCTACATCGAAGGCATGAACCTTGATCCTGGCACTACGTTTGACATCAAGGTGGGCCGCAATAGCGTTGTTCTAACTGCTGCAGGCGCAGACTAAACTAGGAACATCGACTTGCGGGATTAAGGCGGTGTATTCTGGTTTTTCACATTATGACCGGCAATTATTCGCCAAGGTCTCGCAAGTCAACGATCCAAATGCAGCGTGGGTAAATCAGCAACCACATTGGATGTTGATTGAGGATTTGATGGGCGGCACTTATGAAATCAGGCGTCGTCATCGTCGGTATTTGCCACAAGAACCGCGAGAACTTGATGAATCGTATGACCGCAGGCTGAGCACTTCAATTTGCCCGCCGTATTATCAGCGGCTTGAACGGATGCTGGCTGGAATGCTTACACGCAAACCAGTTCGTCTTAATGACACATCCGATCAGATCCGTGAGCAGCTTTTCAACGTTGATCTAGCTGGTGCAGATCTCAATGTTTGGACAT